ACCGCCACCTGGTCCCTGAATAGTTGAGAATTTCTCACGTGCTTGTCCGATAGTAATCGTACATGTTGCTAAGACATAGTTTTCTAACCACGGAGAAATGCCTGGATCTTGTAGCAGGGAAGTTTCTGGACGTGTTACATCTGCCCAGATAAGAATTTGTTCACCAGAGCCTTTAAAGTCTCTAACGAATCTAATTGTTTTAGTCACAGGATCGAACGTATAGATAACAAAGCCACCAAACATTCTAGCGGCAAGTTCTACATAGCCTGCGTAGAAGTCATACGTTGCTAGACCACCAGCATAGTTGTAGTTCAATAAGTAAGTGTTTAGAATCGCACTTGAAAATGGATCGAATGACGATGCTCCTGGACCTGTTTCAAGTCCGATTGTTCGTCTATAGACTTGTCTTACATTAATAAACTCAGCAGGCAATGTATAAGTATCTTGGTCTTTTGCTACTGTCAGCAGTGTATAAGATTCTTGTACTGAGTTTTCTGCTCGTTGTCTATATACTTTGACAGCAATATTATATGCGGCTTCATAATGCTCTGGATCTAATTCAAGGTCCACAATACCATCACCCAGCCTATAGCGGATGTTGTCGAACATTGACTCTTTCAATTGTTCGAGGTTCTGGTTGTTTGGTACTGCTAGTTCGTTTGCGGCCATAAAATAAATTCCTGTTACGAGTATTTATCTTCTTTAGAATGCCTTTAAGATAACAAGAGCATCATTGAACCTACCAGTCGGTTTAATACCTACCGCTTTGATCTTATCAAAATAGGTTCTTGCGGCAGGCTTGCTTCCCATGATCTCTTTGATCTGCTCATGTGGCTTACGTAATGTTTTGATTTGACTTTTTGCCTTGTCAAATCCTAATAATGTATTACCCTTAACAAACATTTCACCACCTAAATCATCTGCGATGTAGTGATGTAGTTTACGTTTTGCTGTGTCATACACCCATGCTTCTTTTGAGTGATGAAGTTCTGTCGGGCGAACACTTTCTAACTTTAGTTTAGTTGTTTCGCATTCAAAACTTTTTTGATACTTTAACTTTTGCGTTGCTTTCTCAGGAGAGATCGGTTTAGTCTTACGTTTAGCCCTAGATTGAATTTTTAGAGTAGCATAAGAATTTAGCAAACTAATAACAGTGTCATAAGCAACTACAGTTGCTTTAAGTTTCTTTTTACTAAAATGGTTATATGCTTCAACTAACTGCTCGTCTTTTCCTGTTAATACTTCTTTAAATTCTTTTTGTTCTTTTTCATAAGTTTCAACTAATTGAGGAATATGATTTGCTAGTGGATTAAATGTGTTTAATATTTGCATAATCCGAGTATTAAATTTAATATCAATAACTATCTCGTCTTCGAACCATTGATCCATAACACCATCAATTTCTCCGCCGGCTTCTAATAACTTATCTCGCATGATATCTTGTATAGAAGGACGATTTGGTTTGTCTTTAATCTTTTCTTCTTTTTCTTTTAGAATTTTATTACCTGCCTCTAACCAATCTGGCTTAAGTTTCTCAACATGGTCTTTGTTTGCTTGAGGTACATACCCTACTTTTGTTTTAAAAAAGAATGCACTTGAAGACGGACCAAAAGTCCAATCTGGATTTCTTAAAATGATTTCGATGTCTTCTTCTGTCCAACCAGATTCTTCTTTAACCCATTTTCTTGTAACCGCAATGCGTTTTTTATCATTGATCTCAGTACGAATAAAGTACTGGCAGTCTTGGTATGCTTTGGACTGTTCTGTAGGATCTACAATATTTTTGAATTTTTCCCATTTGGGTTCAGGAGTAAAGTAAACTGTTTTTTGTTTTCGCTTAGCCATGTTGTCCCTTATTTGCTGTGTATTTGATACTTGTGTAAGAGTATATAGTATTCCTTTTTCAAAAGCAAGTTTTTATTTGCCCAATTAATCCTATACGATAAATATAAGTATGCCAAGACTATCATTATATCGTCCCGAAAAACAAAACGACTACCGTTTTTTTGACAGAAATATTTCTGAACAACTGACAGTTGGTGGTACCGATATGTATATTCATAAGTATTTGGGACCAGAAGATCAAGGCGAATCTATAGATTTCACTCAACCTCAGTATGATAAATTAGAACCAACTAATATACAAGACTTGCTGTTCTTAGAGAACAGAGATCGAAAATATGCTAAAGATATATATCGATTACGAGGGCATTATAACGTACAAAACTTAGACTTTGATCTGAGTCAGTTCGGCTTATTCTTAAGTAATGATACTATTTTTGTTACAGTTCATTACAATGACATGATTGATATTCTTGGAAGAAAGATGATGGTAGGAGATGTTATTGAACTACCTCACTTGCTTGATTATAATCCTCTTAAAGAAACCTTCCCTGTAGCATTAAAAAGATTCTACCAAGTAACAGACGCTAATTACTCGGCTGACGGGTTTGCCTCAGATTGGTATCCTCATCTCTGGCGTATTAAATGTGAGATGCTAGTAGACAGCCAAGAATTTTCAGATATATTAGAACAACCAACTGACATAGATAATTATCTAGGTGACTGGGATAAAAATAAATCATACCCAGCAGGGTATGTTGTCTCATTTGGTGATAAGAATTATAAAACATTACAAGAAGTGCCTAAAGGCACTAAACCAAACGCAACTTCACCTGATCTGTATTGGGAATTAGATATAACAGACACGTTAAAAGACGTACTCGGACGATACAACGAAAATATTCGTATTAATGATGCTAATCTAAAAGAAGCAGAACGAATTGTCCCTAAAGCAGGTTACGATAGGTCTAAACTTTATGTAGTACCTGGTTATGGTGATTATGAATCAAATGGAGTTTTGTCTAACAAGTACAATCAACCAGCACCGCCAACAGATGTTCGTTCATGGATGCCAGGCAATTCTCCACTTAGTGGAACTGGACAAGTTATTACAATGCGTAGTGACAAATACAAATATGCCTCATCCGGTATTAAAATACCTAAAGAAGTCTTAGACGTAATACAATTTAACATTAAAGACAAAGACATTGACCTTGAATCAATGATTGAAAAATTTGTACAAGCAAATCTATCAGTTATAACTGAAAATCCAGAAATGTCTCCTACAGGAACAAGTTCAGGTTCACTAGAAGGAACAAAAGTTTTATCAGTACAAATTACTGGTCCAGTAACAGGTCCATATGGTACGGCTGATAACACCTACGCAACAGCAGACCAAGATCCAGAACAAGCAGGGTTTACAGGTACAGAACCATATGGTCCTAACACTATGGACTATCGGGCTGACTGTGATCCTCGTTTTCAATACATTGCTCGTTCAACTCCAAGAGACTTTGGTTATTCAACAGGCTACTTAAGTGGTGATGGTACTCCACCAAATGGTTTACCAGCAGGAGCAGGTATATCATTCCCTTCAGGGCCTCAAGTTGGAGATTACTTCTTAAGAATTGATTACTCACCAAATGTTTTATATCGTTGGTCAGGTACGCTTTGGCTAAGAGTGAGTGAAGATGTAAGAACAACAACAGGCTTTACATCGACTGATGAATCATTACAATCTGGATTTATTAACAATGATGCAACCATTTATGTTCAACAAGATGGAGCAAATGTATCATCTGCCCAAGGAATCTCTGGTATCTTAGACATAGCACCAGATCCAAACCCACCAAGTGACGGGACTTAAAAACTAATGGCACAATATTTTTACGATAACCAAATAAGAAGATTTCTTCTACAGTTTTCTAAAATCTTTAGTAACTGGTATGTAACTAAAGGAAAAGATCCAAACGGTAATCCTATCTTAGTTCGTGTACCTGTTCAATACGGTGACGCAAGTAGACAAGCGGCTAATATTATCGCAAATAACTCTGCCAGCAATCTTCCTTCTGCTCCAATGATGACATATTTCATCAATGGCTTAGAATACGATCAGAGACGCACACAGGAGCCCTTCTACGTTGAGAAACAAAATGTACGACAAAGAGACTACGATAGTGCTACCGAGTCTTACAAGACGACTCAGGGGCAGGCCTTCACGGTTGAGAAGTTAATGCCTGTACCATATACACTAAGAATACAAGTAGACCTTTGGACAACGAACTACAATCAAAAATTAGAATTGATCGAACAATTAGGAACATTGTTCAATCCAAGTTTAGAAATTCAAAGTACTGATAACTTTGTTGATTGGACTTCGTTAACAGTTGTGTATCAGGATGGATTAACATTCTCGTCTCGTTCAATCCCTATGGGTACAGGGAATCCTATTGATGTGATGAGTTGGAAATTCTATTTACCTATATGGTTAACAACATCAGCAAAACTTAAAAAATATGGAGCCATTCACAAAGTTATTACTTCTATCTTCGAAGGAAAAACACTTGAAGATATGCAAGATGATAATTTATTATTAGGCACTAGACAAAAACTTTCAC